GGCCAGGATGAAGGCCACGAAACAGAATGGGCAAATGCTAACAATACTTCCTATGCTTACTTGCGGTACAAGCAAACGGATATTAATGGCCAGCCGGCACCACCACCAATTCGCCAGGCACCGGAACAACCACCGGCTGCAATCATGGCCGCAGCACAATCAATTACTGCTGATTTACAGGCTGTAGTAGGTATATTTGATCCTAGCCAATTACCGCAGGGCAACATAAGCGGAAAAGCATTGCAAGGCCAACAAGGCCAAGTGGACATGACAAACTTCCACTATTACGACAATTTGACACGTTCAATTGCGTATTGTGGCCGCCAGATATTGGATTTAATACCTAAAATTTATAGTGCTGAACGTGTAATGCGTATTGTTGGTGATGATGGCAAACCTGATTTAGTCACCATCAACCAAAGAACTGGCCAAAAGGATGAAAACGGCATAGAAATATTGCTGAATGACGTAACGGTGGGTGAGTACGACATTGTTATGGATACAGGACCAGGCTATAACACCAAACGCCAAGAAGCTGCTGATTCAATGATGACATTGTTGGCTGCTGATCCTGGATTAATGCAACAAGCCGGTGATTTGATATTCCGCAATATGGACTTCCCAGGCGCAGAAATAATTGCAGATCGTTTGGCATCGGTTAATCCGTTGGCACAAATTGATGATAAATCGCCGATACCGCCACAAGTACAAATGCAATTGGCTAATAGCCAGCAACAAATGCAGCAAATGGCACAGCAAATCCAGCAGCTACAAATGATGATCAAGAATCGTCAAGATGTTGAACAGGTACGCCAAGTTGGTGAAGATCGCCGTGCAGTATTGGCAGCAGAAGTTAAATTGCATGATCAAAACACCCGTTCGATTACTTCACAGAACAAAACTGAAATTGATTCGTTAATGAAACTGATTCTTGGCCACATGGATACGGCAAGATTAGAAGCTGAAATACGGGCAAGAAACACGGATCAAAATGAACGTATGGATCGTGCAGCACAAGCTATTGAAGATAATATGCAAATAATGATGCCGCCAACACCAGAACAAGTGCAACAAATGCAACAACAACAAATGCAGCAACAACAACAAATGCAGCAGGAACAAATGCCGCAAGAAGGCCAGCCAATGCAATAATGTTGCATTAATATATATTATCTATGGGAGCGCAAAATGCCTACAGTAACTAGTGAAAACAAAGCTGAATTTGATATGGATTTTTTGAAGAAAAAAGGCGTGATAAAAGATCAGCCAGAAGCCGAAGAAAAACCAATGGCAAAAAGTGATTCAGAAAAAACAAAAAAGATGGGAAATGAACAAGTAGAACGGGCTAAAAAACATCCAAAATATGCAAAGCTTAAAGCTGCTTTAGGCCATAAAGGCGCAGTAGATGCAATATTAAAAGAATTAAACGACAAGCAATAATTGACAAAATCGTAAATAGTATTAAGATAGTGAAAACCGTACCAATGCGGCAACATTGGGTTAATTCTTGGGATAAAAACCATGTCAGAAACACAAGCAGCAGAAGTAGCCCAACCCAAACAGGCTGGCACAGTAGTAACAAGTGAAAATTTAGCGGATTTTAATGCTAATAAATTAGGTTTAGCTTCCGAACAAAGCCCAACTGTGGCTGATACTGTAGATGATGAATCCAGTTCAGAGCCAGCGGCAGAAGAAGGACAGAGTGAACCGAAATTAGCTAAAGATGAAGCAACCGAAACAGAAGAAAAGAAGCAAAACCCAAAGTTAGAAAAGCGTTTTTCTGAACTGACCAAAGCCCGTAAAGAAGCGGAAGCTAGGGCAGAAGAATTGGAAAAGCGTTTGGCGGCACTTGAAAGCAATCCGGCACCACAACCACAATCGGTACCGGCAAGCAATCAAAAACCGTCACCTGAAAATTTTAATGATGCTTTTGAATATGCGGAAGCGTTAGCAGAATGGTCAGCGGAACAAGCGTTGGTAAAACGTGAAATGGAAGTGCGGCAAAAGGAAGCTGAAACGCAGAAACAAAAGGTTATTCAAACCTGGCAACAAAAGCTTGAAGCTACTAAAGCCGAATTACCTGATTACGAAGATATGGTGGCATCTAGTACGGTGGCAGTAAGTGATCCAGTACGTGATGCAATTATTGAAAGTGATGTAGGACCAAGAATCCTATATGAACTTGCAAGTGATGATGAGTTAGCCGAAAAGCTAACAACCATGTCAGTATCAAGCGCATTAAAACTAATTGGGAAGTTGGAAGCCAAGTTTGAAAAAACTGAAGCACCAGCTAAAGCTGAAAAGAAATCTGTAGCGGCTAAATCTAATGCACCCGAACCGATTCGGCCATTAAGATCAACTGGTGGTGTTGCTGATGTTGCGATTGACGGTGAAAAAATGTCATTCCAACAATACAGAGCCGCTAGACTTGCTGGCAAGATTCGATGAGGTTAAACCTAATTTAATTTTAAGGAAATATCATGAGTAATAATTTACTTACCATTAGCAAGATCACAAACGAAGCTTTGATGGTCTTAGAAAATGAATTAACTTTTACCGGCCAAGTTGACCGTAACTATGATGACCAATTTGCTGTAGTTGGCGCAAAAATTGGTAGCACAGTAAATGTACGCCGCCCAGGCCGCTTTATTGGCGTTACAGGTCCGGCTTTGCAAGTTGAAGATTTCAACGAAACTAGCGTACCAGTAACATTGTCAACACAGTTCCACGTTGACACACAGTTCACTACACAAGATTTGGCATTAAGCCTGGATATGTTTAGCGACCGTGTACTGAAGCCTGGTATTGCTGCTATCGCTAACAAGATGGATCGTGATGGCCTGATTACTGCTAAAAACAACACCGCTAACATCGTTGGCACCGCTGGTACTGCACCAACTGGTTTGATTACATATCTAACCGCTGCTGCTTACCTAGATTCTGAAGGCGCACCACGTGATGGCCGCCGTTCAGTAGTTGTTGAGCCATTTACATCAGCATCTATTGTTGATAACTTAAAAGGCTTGTTTAACCCACAAACCACCATCAGCGAGCAGTACACAAAGGGCTTGATGGGGCGTGATTCTGGCGGCATGAACTGGTATATGGATCAGAACGTTGTGTCACAAACATTCGGTTCTTATGCTTCAGCAACATTGTCTTGTAACGTAACTACCGCTACTGGCTTCTTGTCAAGTGGCTGGGCATATTCAAGCAATATCACTATCGGTGCTGCTGGTGCCGCTGCTACATTGAACCAAGGTGATACATTTACCATTGCTGGCGTATTTGCGGTTAACCCACAAAACCGTCAGTCATACGGCAAATTGCGTAACTTTGTAGTTCAATCTACAACTGCAATTAGTTCCGGTGGTACTGCTACTGTTACCGTTGTTCCAGCCGTTATTACTGCTGGCCAATTCCAAAACGTTAGCGTAACTTCAACTGGTTCACAAACTGTAACCCCGTTCAACAACACCGGCGTAACTTCACCACAAAACATTTTGATGCACAAAAATGCGTTCACAATGGCTTGCGCTGATTTGGAATTACCAGAAGGCGTACACTTTGCTGGCCGTGCAAGCGATAAAGAACTTGGATTATCAATCCGTGTTGTTCGCCAATATACGATTAACAACGATTCTATTCCGACAAGACTTGACGTTCTATACGGCTGGGCACCGCTGTATCCTGAATTGGCTTGCCGTATTGCATCGTAATAAAATAGGGCGGCTAACCCCGCCCATTTTTAATCAATAATTTAAGGAATAAATCATGTCAAATCCAGGTCCAGCAAGTACCCAAACCATTCACCCAACAAACCTAGCCAGCAACCAAGCTATTCGTTTGATTGGTGTATTAACAGGTGTTAACGTTAACGCTACTGGCGATAACGCAATTCCAGTTCAAAACACAGGCAATTTTTCAGTAACCAACGTTATCGTAACCAATGCGTCAACAAGCTTGACTACTGCTGTAGCAGCAGTTTATCCAGCACCAAACGCACAAGGTACGGCTATTGTTGCTGCTGCAACTGCTTTGTCAGGTAATACTGGTTCAACCGTTGTTAACCAACTAACCGTAGCGTCAACCGCATTACAATCAACACAAAACATTTACTTCCGTGTAACGACTGCACAAGGTGCGGCGGCTACTGCTGATGTTTATGTTTACGGTTACGACTTTAGTAATTACTAAAATCATGCTGTAAGTGAGGAAAGCCACCCCCACAAAGGGTGGTTTTTTTCATTTTTAAGCTTATAATCAACTATCCTGCAACAAAGGAAAATTCATGACTACTTCAATTGGAATAAGACCAGTTGGTAAGACCACAGTTATTGCGGCTTCTACAACTGCTTCCACACCAGTATTAATCAGCACAAATAGCAATGACCAAATAAATTGGGCAGAATTTTCCAATACAGGCACATCTGCTGTTTCTGTTACTTTTACTACCATCGCTACTAATGCAGTTCATCCGGCAGCAGGAACACCAGGTGATTACACAATTAATGAAAATACTGCTGTAATCATAGCGGTTCCAAATGTACCTTATTATGTTTCAGCAATTACGCCTAGCGGATCATCAACGTTATACGTTACGCCCGTAGATGCACAATAAATAGGAAGTTTTATGACAAGCCCATCCAATTCGGCGGTACAGAATTTATTGCCGGTTCAGGCATATTTTGATGTTAACAATAATTTTGTAACGTTTATTGGCCAGGGCTTGCCATTTACGGCAACAATCAATCCTGATCAGTCTGGCCTAGACATTACAAACAGCGTTATTGATTCAACCACTATTGGTTTAACAACACCGTCATCAGGTTCATTTACTAACATATCAACCATAACAGGCACAATTTCAACGCAGCCAACCGCTGCAACTGACATTGTTAACTTGTTAGCGTTGCAATCTTATGTAGCCGGCATTAGTTGGAAACAACCATGTGCAGTTGCAACATTAGTTGATATTACGTTATCTGGTTTGCAGTTAATTGATGGCTATACAACGTTGGCCGGTGATCGTGTACTGGTTAAAAACCAAACAAATGCAGCAAATAACGGTATTTATTTAGCCAATGCTGGTGCTTGGACACGTTCATTAGATGCAAATGTTTGGGATGAATTTGTATCTGCAATTAGCTTTATTGAATATGGCACCCAGGCTGGTGGCGCATGGTTTTGTACAGCAACACCTGGCGGTACATTAGGCACAACACCATTAAATTGGTCACAGTTCACTACTTCAGCGATTTATTCTGCTGGTACTGGATTAACTTTAACTGGCCAAGTATTTAGCATTACAAACACAGGCGTTGCTGCTAATACTTATGGTTCTGCAACTGCAACACCAGTATTTGCGGTTAATGCACAAGGCCAAATTACTTCTGTAACAAATACAACCATTACGCCGGCAATTGGTAGCGTAACTGGTTTGGGAACTGGCGTTGCTACATTCTTGGCCACACCAACTTCTGCTAATTTAGCGGCTATAGTTAGTGATGAAACTGGATCAGGCGCATTAGTATTTGCTACTAGCCCAACGTTGGTGACACCGGCATTGGGTACGCCAGCAAGCGGTGACTTCAGCACAGGTGTATTTACTTGGCCAACATTTAATCAAAACACTACCGGATATGCTGCAAGCCTGGCTAGCGGTGCATCAGGTTCAATACCTTATCAAACTGCTGCTAATACAACGGCAATGCTTGCTAAAGGTACTGATGGCCAGATACTTGCATTAGCGGCAGGTTTGCCGGCTTGGATTGATAACCAAATAGGTACAGTAACTTCAATCGCTACTGCTGGAACGGTAAGCGGAATTACCTTAACTGGTGGTCCAATAACTACTACCGGCACAATTACTTTAGGTGGCACATTAGATTTATCTAGCCCACCGGCAATTGGCGGTACAACTGCTAATACAATTCGTGGCACAACTATTACAGCAACATCTAGTTTTGTTGGCACTAATTTTGATGCCGCAGGATCAGGTGGTGGCGCATTAAGAAATGCAAGCGGCACACCCCAACTTCAATGGGGCGGTGGTGGCGGTAACAACGTAACAGTTGACGTAGCAATTAACATAAATCCAGCTAATGCTGCTGTTAGCATAGCCCCAACTGGTACCGGAACCGTAACAATTAATCCGGCTACTGCATCGACAATGAACAATGTAGCTATTGGTGGAACAACACCTTTAGCCGGAACATTTACTGATTTTAGAGTTAACAACACTATTTCATTAGCTGGTTCTACTGGTACTGCTGGATATTTAATTCAATCAAATGGCGCATCAGCACCTTCATGGGTTGATCCAGCAACATTAACAGTTAGTTCAGCAGCAACCGCAACAAACGCAACAAATGCAGCAAACGTTGGAATTACTGATGACACTACAACTGCTACTACTGTTTATCCAGTATGGGCAAACAGCACTACCGGCAATCAAGCATTAGAAACATCATCCACTAAATTTAGTTTTGTTCCATCAACTGGAACATTATCTGCAACTGTATTTAGCGGTGCAGGTACAGGTTTAACTGGTACTGCAACATCATTATCAATTGGTGGCAATGCGGCAACTGCTACAACTGCAACAACTGCTAATGCAGTAGCAAACGCATTAACAATTGGAACTGGATTAACTTTAAGTTCAGGTACAACTTTTAATGGTTCTGCTGCTGTTACTGTAAATGCAACCGGATCATCCATTAATTCGCAAACTGGTGCTTATGTATTGGTTGCAAGTGATGCTGGTAAATCCATATCAATTACAACTGGTGGCGTAACGGTACCAAATGCAGTTATGAGTGCCGGCAACATTGTCACTATTTACAACAATTCAGGATCAAGCCAAACAATTACACAAGGCGCAAGCCTTACATTGCAATGGGCTGGTCAATCATCATCAACCACAGGAAATAGAACATTAGGTTTATACGGCATTGCAACAATAATATTTATTAGTTCAAGTGTTGCTGTTATTTCTGGCGCAGGGTTGACATGACAATACAACAAATGTTTTTTGTTGTTGGTGGTCAAAAAATATCGGCAACTTATTTAGTTGTTGCTGGTGGTGCATCAGGTGGCCGCAGAAGGGGGGGTGGCGGTGGTGCTGGTGGTTATTTAACAAACACAGTAAATTTAAGTAATTCTGTTACTTACACAATTACGGTAGGTGCTGGCGGTGCGGCTCAGTCAACGGATTTAAGTAGAGGAAATAACGGCAATAATTCGTCATTTAGTGGCTCTGACATAACCACAGTTACTTCAACTGGCGGTGGTGCCGGTGGTGGTGATGGTGGACAAAATGCTGGAAGTAATGGTGGTTCTGGCGGTGGCGCAGCCGGTACAAGTTCAGCATTTAATGGCGGTACAGGCACAGCAGGTCAAGGCAATAATGGTGGTAACAGTAATTCTGCTTCACCATATTCTTCTGGCGGCGGTGGTGGTGCTAGTGCAGTTGGCACTGCTGGTATTGGTTCTGCTTCTGGCGCAGGTGGCGCAGGAACAGCATCATCAATAACAGGATCATCAGTAACATACGCTGGTGGTGGTGGCGGTTCATCAAACCAAACTGGTGCTTCTTTTGGTGCAGGTGGTGCGGGTGGCGGCGGTGCTGGTTCTGTTACTTGGAACGTAACATCAGGTACGGCCGGAACAGCAAACACAGGCGGTGGCGGTGGTGGTGCTGATCAAGCAGGATCATCAGGTGCCGGCGGTTCAGGCGTAGGGATTATTTCTTATGCTTCACCAACACAATTATTTGGCGGTGGCACCGTAACGTATTCTGGTGGCAATTGGATTCACACATTTACATCATCAGGTTCATTAACACCCGTTTCTTCTTTATCTGTTAACTTTTTAGTTGTAGCAGGTGGTGCTGGCGGCGGTTCAGGTCAAGGCGCACCGGCCGGCGGTGGTGGTGCTGGCGGTTATAGAACAAGTGCTGGTACAAGTGGCGGTGGAAGTGCGGCAGAATCAGCATTAATTATTGATTTAAATACGTCATATACAGTTACAGTTGGTGCCGGTGGTGCAGCGGGAACGGGTGCCGGATATGGTGGCCAAGGTGTAAATTCAAGTATTTCCTCTATTATTGCTTTAGGTGGTGGTGGTGGGGTTAATGGAGTAGGTGCTACAGGCGGTTCAGGTGGTGGAAGTTCAGACCCAACAACTAGAGGTTTAGGTACAGCAAATCAAGGTTTTAGTGGCGGTTTAGGTCACATAGGTTCGGGTGGATTAAATTCTGGCAATGGATTCAACACAGGTGGCGGCGGCGGTGCTGGTGCATTAGGTGCAAGCGCAAATGGAAGTGTTGCCGGTGCGGGTGGAACTGGTGTTTCATCATCTATTACTGGCTCTGCTGTAACCCGTGGTGGTGGCGGTGGCGGCGGTAACGATTCTGCCCGTGTAAATGGTCCGGCTGCTGGTGGTGCTGGTGGTGGCGGTAATAGTAATTATGGCGCAGCAGGTTCACCAGGCGGCATTAATCTTGGCGGCGGTGGTGGTGGTGGATCAAACCGTGCTGGTGCCGGCGGTGCCGGTTATGACGGTGGTGCCGGTGGTTCTGGCGTTGTAATTATTAGTTATGCTGGCGCACAACAAATGTCAGGTGGTACGGTTACATCATCAGGCGGCAACACTATTCACACATTTAATTCATCAGGCGCATTAATACCAAGCACTACAGTTGATTATCTTATTGTTGCTGGCGGTGGTGGTGGTGGATCACAAGGCGGTGGCGGTGGTGCTGGTGGTTATAGAACAGGCACTACATTTTTAGCAAAAGGTACAAATTATTCAGTAACCGTTGGCGGTGGTGGCGCAGCAAATACAAACGGCGTTGATTCAGTATTTAATGCAATTACATCAACTGGCGGTGGTAGAGGTGGCCGTGCATCAGGCGGCACTACAACTGGTTCTGCTGGTGGTTCAGGTGGCGGCGGTTCAGTTCGTAATGGACTAGATGCTGGTGGCGCAGGTAATACGCCAAGCACAAGCCCATCACAAGGTAATGCTGGCGGTTCAAATGCCGGCACAACATCATTTTTTGGTGGTGGCGGCGGTGGCGGTGCTAGTGCTGTAGGTGCAACTGGTACTGGATCATCCGGCGGTAATGGCGGTGCGGGTACTGCATCTAGCATTACTGGCAGTTCTGTTACATACGCTGGGGGTGGTGGTGGCGGTATATTTACTGGCGGCACAACTGCTGGTACAGGTGGTGCAGGTGGTGGTGGTGCTGGATCACTAGCTGGTTTAAATGCTACTTCAGGCACAACAAATACAGGCGGTGGCGGCGGTGGTACAGGCACAACTGTTGGCACAGTAGGTGCCGGTGGTTCAGGCGTAGTTATTTTATCTATACCAACTTCTAGATACACTGGCACAACAACTGGTTCACCAACTGTAACAACAAGTGGTTCAAACACTATTTTGACATTTACGGCTTCTGGCTCTTATACGGCGTAAGGAATTAAACATGGCACATTTTGCACAAGTAGAAAACGGAATTGTTACCCAGGTAATTGTTGCTGATCAAAGCGTAATTAATAGTGGGTTATTTGGAACTGGATGGATACAAACATCATACAACACCCGTGGTGGCGTACATTATGGCCAAAATGGTCAACCTGACGGTGGTGTTGCATTACGTGCAAATTATGCTGGTATTGGTTATACGTATGATGAAATTAATGATGTTTTTTATGCGCCACAACCGTATCCAAGCTGGACTATTGAAGCCCCTACATGGATTTGGACATCACCCGTACCATATCCAGATGATGGTGAAATATATACATGGGATGAAGCAACATTGTCATGGGTGCCATTCGTATGATTATTTACAAATGGGATTTTTTAGAATTATTTGGTAATGCAGATAAGCTAATTTCTGTACGTTACAAACTTTCCGGCAAAGATAAAGACATTATTGTTGAAACAGAAGGCAATCATGTGTTTAGTGACGGAACGGCAAATAAAGCTTTATCTGAAATTGTTGAATCAGACATTTTTCAATGGATTGAAAAAGACACAACAATTGATGGCGTAAATCCAATAAAATTGGCAATTGAAAAACAAATTAAAAAAATTGAAAGCAGCAAAAAGGTAGATTTTCCGTGGTTAGCCGGCACTTTTACTATTGAATAAGGATTAATAATGCCAACACCGTTCGATATTATTAGTGGCGCATTGAAGGATATTGGCGCATTAGAAGCTGGTGAAGTGCCATCAAATGATGCAGCGCAAGATGCGTTGGTAATGCTAAACAGCATGATTGACCAATGGTCAAATGAAGATATGATGGTTTTTAACGTTACTGAAATTATCTTTAACGTTGTCCCAGGCCAAGTTCAATACACTATAGGACCAAACCCACAAACCCTAAACTTTGTTGGCGCACAATTTACTGGTTCAATTTCTGGAAAAGTATTGACGGTTACAGGCGTTACGGAAGGTGCTGTAGTACAAGGCCAATATTTAAGCGGAACAGGTATTACACAAGGCACACAAATTTTATCAAGTTTAACTGGTGCCGGCGGTAACGTTAATGAAGTTGGTACATATTTGTTAAATATTAATTATCCAACGGCAGTAGCTTCCCAAACAATCCAAGCTTATTACCAAAAACCACTAGTAATTAATTCGGCTTATGTTCGTATTGCTACTAGCCAAAGCGGTAGTCCAGTAGTCAATGGCGGTATTGATTATCCGGTGGCTATTTTAAATCTTGATAACTACAATTCAATTGGGCTTAAAACTTTAAATGGTCCGTGGCCTAAAGCTTTGTACTTTAATCCTGGCGTAGATTCAGGTAATTTGTTCTTTTGGCCAAATCCTGGTCAAGGTGAAGTACACATATTTGCTGAAACAATTTTCAGAAATTATGCGTCACTTTATGATGATGCCAACTTGCCGCAGGGTTATACTTTGGCATTGCGTTGGTGTTTAGCTGAAAGGCTAATGCCGATGTACGGCAAGACAAATCCGGTATTAGCTGCACAAATTGGTGCATTTGCGGCACAAGCCAAATCTACAATAAAACGTACAAATATGGCACCAATGCAGGTATCACGTTATCAAGATGCGTTATTAATGAGTAAGGCCAAAGATGCTGGTTGGATTCTTACCGGCGGGTTTACACAATAAGGAATTTTATGGCATCAACTACTTTTATTGATAATCAAACAACCATTTTTGCTGATTGGTTAAATGATGCAAATAATGCTGTTTATAACGGTGTTTTTGTATCGCCAACAATAACAGCAACGTCAATGGTTTGTACTGGTACCGCTTCTGGTGTTGGGTTTACAAATCTAGTTAACAACACATTTGCATCACCTGCTGCAATTGGTAGTGCAACGCCAAATACTGGCGCATTTACTACTTTATCTTCAACAACGTTATCGACAACTTCCATAACTGGTTTAACAACACCATTAAGTAGGGCGCAAGGTGGTACTGGATTATCTGCTGCTGGTACTGCTGGAAATGTTCTTACTTCTGATGGAACAAATTTTGTTTCTTCTGCTAGTCAATCTATTGGTTTACAGCAAACTTGGCAAAATCTTACTTCTAGTAGGGCTTATGGAACTACTTATACTAACTCAACGGGCAGACCAATATTTATAGTGGTTGGTACAAGTGCAAGCAGTTTAAATGGCTCAATAGGAATAACTATTGATGGAGTTTTGGTAAACGGTGGAAATTCTGCGCCTAATGGTGGTGGAGTAAGCGTTTCTTGTTTAATTCCACCTGGATCAACGTATTCTGTGACTGTAACTGGTGGTAGCGTTGCCGCACTTGCTAATTGGCAAGAACTCCGTTAAGGATTAAAGATGCCTGATTTTGGATTTGTAGGCCCATCATACGAAGCACCTAGTATTTACCAAGATGATCAAGAATGTATTAATTTCAGACCAGAAATTGATCCATTAAAACAGCCTGGTATGTACGGGGTGGTTGCGCTTTATCCAACGCCAGGATTAGTTACCAAACTAACTTTAAATTACGCAGAAGTTCGTGGGATGCGTAATATATCTAGTGGCCAATACATGGCTATTGTTTGTGGTTCTTTTGTTTATGTTGTTGATACTGATTTAACGCCAACATTAATTGGCCAATTAAATTCTTCTACAGGTATTGTTGGCATTACTGACAATGGCATTAATTTATATATTGTTGATGGAACTTATCGTTATACATGGCGAATTTCTAATCCGGCATCGGCAGTTTTTGAAGGAACAGTATCGGGTACAACATTAACTGTATCTTTAATGAAAAGTGGCACAATTGCTGTTGGCCAGCAATTATTTGGTTTGGGCGTAACTGCTAGAACAGTAATTACTGCTTTAGGAACTGGAACTGGTGGAGTTGGTACTTATACAATTAACATTAGCCAAACAATATCTACCCAACAAGATTTAAATTCTGCAATTGCTGGTGCTGTAGTAACTGGTAGCATTTCCGGCACTACATTAACTGTAACTGCTGTTACTAGTGGCACTTTATATCCAGGACAAACTATACAAGGCACCGGCATTACGGCTGGAACGATTATTACGGCTTTAGGCGGCTCTGCTGCAATTAGTTTTAGCATTACCGCAGCCGGTACTGGTTATGCTGTTGGTGACACTATTACGGTAAATGGCGGTGTATATTCTTCACAGGCTACTTACACGGTAGCAACAATTGGCGGTAGTGGTGCCGTAACTGGTTTAACTTTGGTTAGCAATGGTAGTTACACAATACAACCAGGCACACCATCTACAACCATTACAAGCGGAAACGGTACAGGATTAACACTTACTTTAACGTTTGGTACGGGTGCCGGCGGGGCTGGTACTTACGTTGTTTCTACTTCACAAACAGTTTCATCAACCACAGTTTATGGCCTTAACTTTAGCGTTTTGCCATCTACTGATGGTGCATTTTCTGGTGCTGATGTTGTAGATGTTGTAGATAACTATTTTGTTTATAACAGGCCAAATACACAGCAATTTGGTTCAACTGCACCGCTTTCACCAATTTCACCATCATTAAGTTTTAGTTCAAAAGATGGTGCGCCAGATAACTTAGTTTCACTTATTGTGGATCACAGGGAAGTTTATTTATTGGGTGAAGTATCTAGTGAGGTTTGGGTAAACAGCGGATTATTCCCGTTTGCGTTTCAACGTATTCCTGGCACATCCACCCAGCACGGTATTTCTGCTAAATTTTCGGTAGCACGATTAGGTAATTCATTTGCATATTTAAGCAAAAACATCCGTGGTGATGGCCAAGTAATGATGATGAATGGCTACACGCCAACCAGAATTAGTACCCATGCTGTAGAAAACAGCATTGAAGGTGCAGAAATTAGTGATGCACGGGCTTGGACATATTTGATTGAAGGCCATGAAGTTTACGTTATAAGCTTTCCAACACTTGATTTAACTTGGGCTTACGACATTGCTACTCAAATGTGGCACAAATGGTTATGGGTGGATAAACAGAACGTTTATCACAGGCACCGTGGTAATTGCCATACCCATTTTGCAAATATGAATTTGGTTGGCGATTGGGAAAATGGCCAGATTTATATGCTTGATCCAAATACTTATACCGATGACGGTGGCGAAATACGCAGGTTACGCCGTGCGCCGCATTTAGTATCTGATTTTCAGCGTCAATATTTTTCAGAATTGCAGATTTTGTTCCAGCCTGGTGTTGGTTTATCAGGCAATGTAACTGGCTCTACAAGCCCAACAAATGCGGTGGCTGGTGTTGGCGTAGCCGGTTTAGCAATTGCTGGTCAAAACAATTTAGCTACTTTGGGCGCAAATCCACAAGCAATGTTGCGGTGGTCAAATGATGGCGGTTCTACTTGGTCTAACGAACATTGGACAAGTATAGGTTTGCAGGGCGCATACAAAAACCGTGCAATTTGGCGCAGATTAGGCCAAGCCCGTGATCGCATATTTGAAGTGGTGGTTACTGATCCAATTAAAGCCGTTATTGTGGCGGCTAATCTTAAAGCTGAAGCTGGGGAAAATTAATGGCTACTAGCAATAATTCAGGGAATGGCGTTTGGACAAATAGTCAAAGTAATCCTTACCCACAAACCGAATTTTTAGACCCACAAACTAAGCGGCCAACTAGAGCCTGGCAGCAGTTTTTTCTTGCTATACTGAACTTTACTTCAGCAACCACAGCAACTAAAGGGGCTGCTACCCTACCATCTAATCCGGTAGGATTTATTAATATTACTGTTAATGGCCAGCCTTTTAAGGTGCCATATTACAACCCATGACCGACATTGAATTAAAAGATTCATCAAAAGAACAAATCCTAAAATTACAGGATGAAATAGTAAAGCTACCGCAAATTGAGCCGGTAACGGAACATTATTTTGCAAATGGGATGTATTGCCGAAAAATGGAAATGCCGATGGGTTTAGTGGTGGTTGGTAAACTTCACAAATCTGACCATTTTTTTATTTGTACCAAAGGCGAAATTATGGTTACTACCGAAAATGGGGTGAAAAACCTATACGCTGGCGATATAATCGAATCTAAACCAGGCACTAAAAGAGTAATATACGCAGTTGTTGATTCAATAATTACCAATGTTCACAAAACGGATAAAACCGATTTAGATGAAATTGAAGAAGAATTGATTGAAGCGGAAGAAATTGCGCTTTTTGATTCTAATAACAAGTTAAAAGACCCGTCATTAAAGTATCAAAACATTCAATTAGGGGGTAATTAATATGGCATTTGCATTAGGTACCGCCCTAATTGTTGGCGGTTCAACACTTGCTTCTGGTTATATGCAAAGTCAAGCAGCAAAAGATGCTGCTGGACAATACGCTGCTGGTGGTGAACGTGCGTTGCAATATAACCGTGAAATGTACGATAAGACAAATGCACAAAATGTAGATTATCGTTTACTTGGTGAAAAATCAGCGGGTTTATATAACAAATATTTAGATAATGGATATTTTACAAATCAACCAACATTGGATGATTTGACACGTTTAATGCCAAATTATCAATTTGGTTTAAGCCAAGGTATGGGCGCATTAAATTCACAACTTAATGCTGCTGGCGGTTTAATAGGTGGCAATGCAATTCAAGGCGCACAACAATTTGCCCAAGGTTATGCTGGCACTTCATTGGCTGATGCGTTTAATCAATACCAAGCTAATCGTTCTAACGTTGCAAGTAATTTAGGTGCTGGTGCTAATATTGGTTTAAATGCCAATACAATTACAGCCAATGCTGGAACTGGTTCTGCAACTAATGCTTCAAATGTTTTATCTAGCATTGGTAACGCACAAGCTGCAAGCACAATGGCTGCTGGCCAAGCTTGGGGTAATGCGGCCAATAGCATTAGTAATTACGCCATGTTGTATGGTTTGAAAAATCAAAAACCAACTGGCACAGACCCAACTGCTGGTTCAGATATTAGAATGAAAGAAAATATTAAAACCATAGGATGGTTGCCAAACGGCTTACCAGTTTATTCATACGAATATAAGCCAGAATTTAAAGATGATGAATATTGTGGCCACGGTAAATTTGTTGGTGTAATGGCGCATGAAGTTGAGCAAATAATTCCTGATGCAGTTATTACAAGACAAGATGGTTACAAAATGGTTAATTACGCAAAAGTATAGGTGAAAATATGCCAGAATTTAATGTAGATTTATCACCAAAAAATCAACCTACAACTTTGGCAGATTTGCTAAAGCTGCAAGCGTATTCTGCACAAGCTGATGTTGCACAAATAGAAGCTGCAAAAGCTAAACAAGCTGAATTAGAACGTGGGCGTTTTCAAGGTTTTATGGAAGGTAAAAAATGGCAACTTCCAAATGGTGACATTGATCTTGATATTGTTAATGCTACACTTCCAGCAATCATGCCATTAACAGGTCATGAATATGCTGCAAAACTTAATCAATTATCTAAAAACACAATTGAAGCTAGGGATGCACAACTTAATTTTAATCAAAAAGAACGTGGTGTAGTTGCAAATGTATATACTGCATTAGCTAATGCAGGTGTTCAAGACCCAAAAGTTTATGCTACTTCTTTAGACAATTTAAAAAAAGAATTTCCAAATAGTCCAAATATTCATAGATATGTTGATTCAGCAATATCTAATTTAAAACTTGGTACTGATCCTAATAAGCTAAATCCTGAATTACCAAAAAACGCATTATTAAAATCAAACGAATTGTTGTCTGCAAAAGATCAATACGAAATGTTTGCGCCTAAAGCAGCACTTAATACAGTTGGTGGTCAAACTGTTAGTGTTGTTACAAAACCATCCGTTGCTGGTAGCACTCCTTCTATTGATGTTGCGCCAGTAGGTGGTGGAAGCGGTACGCCAACACCGGCATCAACACAAACACAAACAAAACAAACTTCAAAACTTCCAAAATTAATTCCTGAAGATGAAAGTTTAAGATATACGCCACAAGCAAGTGGAATTACAAATACAAATAAATTTCAAGATGCGGCGTATGAACGTGGCAATAAAATAATTCAAACTGCTAATGCGTCACTACAAGGACAAGCAGATTTGCAAGAAAATATTCGTAAAGTTGAAAGACATATAGAAGCTGCTAGTGGATCAAAAGTTGGTCAAGCGTATGAAAAAGCAAAACAATATTTATTGGGAAATGAAGCACTTGATACATTAAAGAAAAGTATTGCACAAGTTCAAGCTAGAAATGCAGAACTTATGGGTTTAAATAGGTCTGATGCTTCACAACAATTAAACGAAAAACTTAGTGGCAATGAAAATATTGATGCAAAAGCTTTGGAAGGTATTATGCAACAAGTTAAAGCTGAATCTAAAGCTGCTGAATTGTTTACAAAAGGTATAAATAAATATTTAGATATGCGGGGCGATATTAACGGCAAAATACAAGCAGAAAAATTTAAATCTAAATGGGCTGAACATTATGACCCACGAATTTTTCAAATAGATAATATTATTGAATCAAAACTACCTGAAGCTGAAAAGCAAAGAAAGATTGATGAAATTCAAAATAAAATGACTGATAAAGAACACGATAAATATTTACAAAATCGTAAAATTATTCGCAGTTTATATGAAGGTAAATATCAATAATGGCTACCGAATTTTTAGATGAGGAAGTTGATCCAGCCGATAAATATTTAAAACGGCGTGGTGCTGCTGCACCCGTAAATAAAAAAATTTCGGTAAATGTTAACGCTGATATAGAAAACATCAATCCTGATTTAAAAGAACGTATTGCAGCATTAAATGCTGATTGGATGAACAACAAAGAATTAAATCCTAAAGGCATACCGCTACCAATTACTAGTGGCAGAAGAACTAGGGAACAACAAGCTAGGGAATTTCAAGCTAGAAAATCAGGTTCAAAAACTACTGGCTTTATGGCAGTTGATCCTGACAAGTATCCTGGCCGTGAATATTTTCATGAAAATGCGATTGATATATTGCCTGGCATATTGCCTGATGAATATTTAAATAAATTTGGTTTACATCGACCATACGGTTCAAAAGACCCAGTTCACGTAGAAATTAATCCTAAATTTGAATACGCAAGACCAAATCAAGATACTACATTACCTAGTGGTGAAGATGTTGATCCAGCGGATAGGTATTTAAGAAAACCTAGCGTTATTGCAAAACTAAATACAAATGCACCGGCTGTTGTTGCGCCTGAAACTAAAGGCCAACTTAGTGGCGTTAAGCAAGAAGTAAAAAATCAATTTGCAAACGTTAAAAATGAATTAATTGCAGCCAAAGATACATTAAGCAATCCTGATTATTATACAAACCAATTACCTAAACAAACTGCTGCTGCTGTTGATACTGCTATTGGAACTGTAGGTGGTTTAGTTAATTTTTTTGGAACGCCAATAGCTAGATTATTTGAAGCTACTGCTAGTAACGAAAAACCACGTTCTGAAGCTGCAAAAGCCATTTTTGGTCAAAGTGTTACGCCAAAAGAATTATTAGATA